CTCCAGTGGTTCTTGTGGGCTAGATGCAAGTTGTAGTATCGCTTGCCTGCCTCGTGGGGCTTGATCATTTGAAGGTACTTGTACTCTTCTTCAAACATGGCTTGCTTGGACGGTAGGCCGCGCGCCAGGAATCGTCGCCTAAAGTCCTCGGGGCGCCTGACGTAAGCCTTCTTCATCCACACAGACGAACATACGTATCTATCATCTGGCCGTCCCCAGTGACACCCGACGTAGTATCGGTTGTGCTTTCTGTCTCTCCAGATGTAGACGAACCCTTGCTTGTCGCTCATATACTGATCTCCCAAAAAGAAACTCCCGGGAGTTGCCTCCCGGGAGTTATTTAGGCGAATGTCGCCTAAAGGTTACTTTTCACATCAGATTTGCGACGTTCACTCGGCGGTAGTAGACGTTGGAGTTGGCGACCAGCGATCCGTCCGAAGCAGTTGCGCCGCGGGAGAACGGGTTGGCGACCATGCCATATCTTGTCTTGAAGCCGATCTTCGGCTGGAAGTTGTTCTCGCCGACAGCGCGGAACATCTGGAGCGGAATGTACGGGCAGTAGAACAGACCAGCGTCCCACGAGCTCGCGCCCTTGTAGCCAGCGATGTAGTAGTCGCTGGTTGCATACGGGTCGATGTAGACGCGGATGCGGCCGTTGAGCACGCCGACAAAGGTGTTGCCGGTGTCATCGACCTGGAGGTTGTTGCTGTTCAGAGCCGGAGCATAGTCGAGCACGCCAGCCATCTGCAGGGACGAGGCGACGTCCGAAGAGGTGATCAGCATGTTGCCCTTACCGCGACGAGTCGCCTTGGCGATTGCGTTGAGGTCGCGCTCGATCTGGAACATCATGCCCTTGAAACGCTCAACCGACCAACGGCCGTTCGAGTCGACATCGAGGTTGAACGTTCCTGGGATCGCAACGCCCGTCGCAGCACCAGGAGTCGCCGTCAGACCAATCGTACGAATCACTTCGCGGTTGATCTCGGCCAGGATCTCGGTGGCGAGGATGTTCGACAGCTCAGTCTCGGCATCCAGACCGTGGATTGCCTTGAGGTCCTGAGCCAGCTCGACGGTGTAATCAGCGCGGAGAGCACGACCCTTGGCGACGACCGAAACCTTGTCGATGGTGAAGGCCATCTCAGCGATCGCGGCATTGCTCGAAGCGGTTCCGCCGATCGCCTGAAGCTGCGGTAGCTCCATACCTTCGGCAAAGTTGTAGGTGGTCGGCACGCCGGTCGGCTCTGTGCCGAGGTTGCCCGTGGCGTCGCCCGGAATGGTGTTGATGCCACCAGTCACAGTCGCGAATCCAGTGTTGGCTTCGTTGTAGAACGCCTCAGGACCAGTCTGGTTGGTGTAGTGGCTGCGCATCGCGAAGATCAGTCCGGTAGGACCAGTCATCGGCTGCACACCGCAGATGTCGTATGCAATCAGGTTGGGAGCAGCACGGCGAACCAGGCTGATCAACACCGGATCGTAGTTGTCGACGCCAGCAGCGACGTTGGTCGGAATGGCCGACTCGCCGAGCAGCGACCCTGAACCGAGCGACTCGCCTGAGCGAATGGCCTTCTCGGTGTTCTCGAGCATGAGCGCAGTAGCAACCTTGCGCGCGTGATCACGAATGACCGGAGCGTCAGAGTGCTCGAGGATCGGAGCCCACTTCTTGACGATATCGGCGTATTGGTTGTTGTCCTGGTTCATGGTGTCTCCCGTTGCGAATCTTTTTGTGTGTTCAGGGTGGCTTTGTGGACTATTTACAAGTCACGCATTTTTGGTGCCGAGACGGGAAATTGCCGCCGCGTACCGCTGCATGGTCGGATCGGTGATTGTTAGCGCACCGACTTCATCGTCAGCCTCGCTATCGAGGACCAGCGTGCCGGCAGACGCACCCTTCTCGGCGAACAACGACTCGCGAAGAATAGCCACGCGCTTCGCGAAGTCTTCATGGTTGTCGTGAGAGATTCCCTCTGCCATCACACGAATTTTGTCGACAATCGTCTGTGGCAGGCCTTCTGTGGCTTCGTCGAGGATTGACTCGATCAGATGAGAGTTGATTGCTTCTTCGAGCTTGGCAGCTCGCGCACGGTGCTGCTCGATCTCTTCCTCGAGGGTGTTGATGGTGGCTGCCATCTCTTCGACGACATCGACCCTGTCCTCCGGAATCTCGACATAGTGCTCCGCGAACACCTTCTTGATTCCGCCGATGAACGACTCGGCGAGCTCGACGCGAATGCCTGTCTCGACCGCAAGCCTGTTCTCTTCCATCCAGTCTGCAGCGATCTTGGACAGATAGGCGTCAGCCTGCTCATTGAGGCCATCCAGCTCGGCGGCCAACAGATCTGTGTACTTGTCGACTAGCTTCTCTTCGATAGCCGCAACATCGGCGGCGACTCGCAGATTGACTGCGGCCTCAAACAGAACAGCGGCCTTCGTGCGGAAGTCTTCGCTGAGTCCCGCCTCATCGAGCATGCTATGCAGGTCCTCTGCAATCGCAGCACGAGGAGTGCTGACGCCTTCGGCCTCGCGGAGAGACTTGCTGAGGTTGCCGTTCGTGTAGGCGTCGATCAAATCAGAGCGCTTCATCTTTGCGGCGCGGCTCAGCAGATCGACGAGCAGGCCAGACTTGGTCTTCGGAAGATCAAACGCCTTGTCGCCCTGTGGAGGCTCCTTGTCTGCCGGTCGCTTCGGGCTAGCCTCGCTGCCCTTCGGCTGTCCCACGTTCGTGCCACTGCCCAACGGCTTGGCGTCACCGACGCCGCTGTTGTCAGCCCCACGCTTGGCAGCTCCCGTCTCGATCGGATCAGGAATCAGCGTGTCGCCGTCGTTCGTGAACGAGGCGGTGAAGGCCTCACGCAGTGCTTGTCTCTTATTCATCGTGCGATCTCCAGAGATGCTCTAGATCAGTGTATGTTGGTGGTTATTTAGGGATCACAGTTGTGAAAGGAAGCGTTCGAACGCCTTGATGGCGTAGGCTTCGTCAATCTTGACGCTGCGATGCGCCGCCTCGATGTCGTCACGGACAGCATCGACCATGCGGAAGTTGCCGTTCTCGTAGACCCACTCGGCTCCCTCCATCACGCCCTGCACAAAGGCTGCGGGAGCAGACGGATCGGCAACGATGTCAGCGGCCGTCGACAGCCGGAAGTCATTCTGGACCTCCATCACGCCGTTACGCTGCTTCACCGTACCTACACCTCGGCTCGAGACTCCGAGCTTGCATCCTTCGTCGATCAGGCTTCGTACGATGCGACCCATCGGCGTCGACTCGAGAATCTTTGCGCGGCCGATGTAGTTGTTGCCTTCGCGGCGGATTTCCTTGATCAGATGTGACACCCGATCAAGGTTGATTGTTGGCGACATCGGATGGTTGAGCTCGCCGTACGCGCGGTTATTCTCGACCTTCTCCTTGATGTATCGCGACACCTCGGCGTCCATCATTTCAGGGGCATAGATGCGGCCGTTCCTGTTCTTGATGCCAGCCTGCATGAAGACACCCTCGATGAAGCACGCCTTCTGCCCATTAGTCCCTTCCTCGATGACCGGCTTGATCAGGCTCTCGTCGTCGATCAGTTCAACGATCAATTTCATGTTTCGTCGCTCTCTTCGTCGTAGTCGCCGTCAATGTCGAGCTCATCAAGGTCAATTTCAGACAGCCCGAGCTCGAAGCGAACCTTCTTCACAAACGCCTGGCTCGCGAATTCGTCCTCGAAGGAGAGAAGGCTCGACACGAGGTTGGTATACGACGCAAAGATGTCGTCGACCGCCTCGACAGCCACAGCTCCCGACTCCGTCCGACCGAGTGCGTTTGCCACCGAGGCCTGCAACGACAAAAGCGCCCTGCGCGCCGCGAGCATTTCCCCGATCGCCGTCGACGTAACATGCCGTAGCGACGCCACCGCGAAGTAGCGACCGCTCCGAACTTCGCCTTCATCGGAGGCCTGAGCCGGAATGAGGCGTGAAGGCAGAGGTAACTCCGTGAACTCACTCAGCATCACGGCATGCGGCGAGGCTGCTTCGTAGAGGTCGATCTTGTTGTCGGCGAGCCAGTTCTTGACTTGATCACGCACGTCGGCCATAGGATTCTTGGCCTCGACCCGGCCGATGTCGTCGAACAGATCATCAGCAAACACCAGATTGTACAGCTTATCGGACGCCTCTTTAGCTGGCAGCGGCTTGGCCAACAATGCCTTGAGCGCCTTACGTGCCGCCGCGGCCTTCGTCTTGTCTTTTGACATGACACCATGGGCCATCGCGCCTTCGACGAGATCGCCAGTAGGAACGTGGTGGGCATACTCGATGTTGTTGCCGCCTGTCGTCTCGAGTGGCTTGCGGACCTTGGCAGATCCGCGTACACGCACAGCATGTGCGTCGAGAGCAGCATCACTCTTGTCGTCGCCCTGCAGCTTCTTGTAGGACTCTTCGTCCTCGCCAGGCGCAGGGTCCGCACGCCTGGTGCGGTCCTTCTTTACGTCCTTCGAGTGGTCAATGTTTCCCTTCACTTCACGCTGGTCGGCATGTCCGGGAATTTCGACTCGATGGGAGTCTTTGAACGCTTTGGCGTCGGGCATGCGCGGTGCGGCAACTTCGGAGATCAGATCGTCGATTAGGGATGTCATTGCTCAGAATCTCCGGTGATGTCGAGCATGCTGGACGCCGTGGCGATGCGCTCATCGTCGATGAGGCCAACAACACGCGTCGCCAGCTGATCTCGGATGGCCATTTCGATCTCGCTAGCCGGCACTGCAGGGTCGCGTGTGGACTGATGAATCATGTGGGCAATAGGCGATGCCATGAATGTTCTCGTGTTATGCAGACGTTCGGTGTGTATTTAGATTCATTGAGCAATCAGGTCGATCTTGGCGGCCAATCGGCGGAGCCGATGTTCAGCTCGACCGTCGACTCCATCACAGCCTTGTGGTGCTGTTGCTCGCCGACCGACTTCTTTAGATCGCCAGCGTTTCAACGTCTCCATCGGAATCACCGTCGCTGCCGTCTTTCGAATCGTCCTCGCCGCCCTCCTCATCGCCGCCGTCCTTCGGAGGATTGCGAGCTGCCTCTTCGGCCGCCTCGGCAGCAATCCTCTCCTTCTCGGTCGCAATCTCTTCCTCGGTCATTCGGAGGATCTTGGTCCATACGGTGTGCATGGAGAAGTACTTGCCGACATGATCGTCGACCTGCTGGAGAGTATTGAGGCGCTCGCGCAGCACCTCTGCGTCCTTCAGCTCCGCGAAGTGACTGTCTGCAGCGAACCGCAGACGCAAATGACGCCTGAGATGAGCGACGTCAACTGCACCAATAATGCGCTTGAGCAACAACTGACGAATGAGGGAGTCAATCAGCAGCTGGCCAAACTTGGTGCGCAGTCTCCAGATGAACTTGGAGAACTTGACTTCGTCGCGCGACACCTCTGTTGCCCGCCCGAGCGCAAATCCAGTGTCGGGCTCAAGGCGCGTCACGGGGATGTTCAGAGCATTGAACAGATTGCGTCGGAAGTAGATGATCTCGTCGATCTCGCCGAGTCCCTGCCCGCCAGGAAGCGTCGTGACTTCGGTGGCCTTGCCGTCAGCGCGACGGGGCAGCCAGAAGTCATCGAGCATCGTCAGGAATCGACGGTCGTCTCGGATCTCGCCGGTGGCCGCGTCGTACTGCAGGCGATTCTTGTGCTTGACCATCACGTCACGCATGTGCTGATCGGCCTTGGCCTTTGTCAGACCGCCGACGTCGATGTACCAGACTCGCCTTTCGGGAGCACGCGTCATGCTGTAGATCACGCGCGAATCTTCCATCGTGAGCAACTGATTGAGCGGTCGAATGGCCTTGTGCAAATACGACAGCACCATGTTGCTACGCGCACAGGACCTGCCAGACGTCACGTG